TTATTTAATATAATCATTATACAATCTCTTAAGATAGTTTTCACCAGAACGAAGAGATTTACTAAGAGTTTTCATAATGCCTGCACTATCCATATTATAAATAACATCATAAAGAGATTCTTCAACCATACGAACACGATTTTTATACGTTTCCGACTGGAATTGATTGTCCATTTGCTTAGAGGTGTTTTCCAATTGCGCATTTATCGTATTTGCTCTTTCCGTCCAAGTCTTTTGATTAGTAAGTTCAGTACGGGCAACGGTCTCGGCAAGCTTTTTAACTTCATGTTCAGCTTGTCTATCCGTTAATCTTCCTTGAGCGTACTTCAACGCAATATCAGCAGCTCCCTGGGAGAGCTGGAGTTTTTGCGCCTGTGGCAAGAAGTTGAGTTCCTGCTTACGGAATAGGTTTTCAGTCATAAGCAACTGCGTCTCCATACGAATCTTATTCATATTCTCTGAATTCACAGCCATTTGAGAGGCTTTGAAATCTCCATCAATAGCGGCGATGTACTTCTGAATAGCCGTGCGCTCGTTATCGTTCTTGGCGTCATTGTACATCTTATACAGTTCGGCTACACGCTTAGCGGCTATGTACTTACCTTCTATACGCAAATTTTCTGCGCTCGCATCCTTGACACCTCGTTCGGATGCGGAGTTTTTCAAAGACATAACCGTATCAATGGCTTGACCAACGCCAGCAGCAATACCGGAATAATCAGCGGAATAGGGGGTAGCAGTCGGCGGGGTAACACCTTGCGCACCAGGAGCAGAACCAACAGGAGCAGAACCAGCAGAACCAGAAGAAGTAGTAGCAACACCAGCGGAACCGCCGTTCATCATCATATAGGGGTTAAGTCCAGCAGCTTCAAGGCGTTCACGTTGTGCAGACGGAGAATTATACTCATTCGTCTTATTCCACATATCTGTTTGATATTGTTGCTGATTTTCAACAAGCTTCCAAGAATTCTCTTTTGCATCATTATAGAAGTTCCATTGATCGCCTAATTGCTGTTGATACATTTCCTTATTATAATTCATTTGTTTATCCAACATTTTCTCATTAAAGGCATTGTTCATTTGAGCAATTTCCTTATTGGCAGCGTTCTGCATAGCAGTAGAAGCAGCTCCACCAATCAAGGAGCTACCTGCACCAATAGCAGAACCAACAACGCCAGTCAAAGCAGCAGCACCCATAGTTGTAAATTTTTATTGTTTGACATAAGTTTTTTCTCTTTTATTTGGGCGTCCGGGCGGGCTATCCGGCTCAAACATATTCGCTTCGCTCATACTCGCCTACTATCCCTGACGCGCTTCACTTCGTTACGCAATGTACTCGGGAGCGTCATCCGAGATGACAGAGCGGTGTTCGCGCTCCCGCGCTCACGGAGTTTAAATTTTTACCTTATCTCTCAAGATGCTGCGAAGATAAAGTAGGGCTAAAATATCCGTTTATCAACCTGCACTAAAAATCGTTAAATATACGCGCACGTAAACGCGCACGCACATTTAACAATTTTTACTACAGAACGCCAAACGTATATTTTTTCCCTGCATTGTTTTTTGCAGCGTCTCGAAAGAAAAGGAAAAAATATAATTTAGGGTTCAACAGTCGGATCTACCGCCTGTGCCGTAGGCGGGGCTGTTTGTTGTGCAGCAGCGGCAGCGGCTACCATCTCATCCTGTGAACTCATCAAATACCGGCTCCATGCCATCAACTCGCTTGGCGTCTGAATAAATCTCGACTTCACAAAGCTGCACAACTGGTCGTCTGAAAGTTTGGAGCGTAACTCTTTCATTTTAGGTTCCGTAACTGAAAGTTCGCCGAAATACTTCACTAAACTCTCACGGCTCATCCTATCTAAACGCTGCTGATTAAACAACATGTAAATATCAGAGCTACAACGGACAGAAACAACGCCACCTACCTCATACTCTTGAAATATAAAATCATTCACGGGCGACGGCTCAATAAACTCACTTTGCCGAAGTTCTTTGTTAGCAACATTATTAGGAGAGGAAACTCTCTCAACGGGGTTAACTTCACGTTTTGTACACCACATAACACTATACTTTAAAATTAAACATCAATACGGCAAGCCGTCTACATCAAGATTACGTACTACCTTGACATCCAAGAACGTACTACACAAAAATTGGTCGGTTTCAATAGAAGAAGAAGCGGCCACAGCAAACAAGGTATCCAAACAATTAGGGTTCACTTTGAACATAGTATAATTAATCGGAAGTCCAGGAACAGCGGCGCTCGATTCATCAGTATAACTCAACTGGTCTAAAATAGACTGGTTACCGTAGGAAATAACCCAATTTTTAAGGGTAGTCTTGAAAGCACCCATAGAAATATCAACATCAGTTTTATAGTCAATATAACGAGGTGCATAACCTAAGATAGTCTTAGAATATTCAGAAGCATTCTTGTAAGGCGGATTAAACATCTTGAACAGGGGAACAGCTTCCATTCCAACACGGTCAAATTCAGGAATAGCATAATCAGCAGCGTTAATACGCATGAATGAATTGTTCACAAAGTCAGACGTATAATCAAGTAAAGGCAGACAATGATAGATACAAAACAACATACCATAACGAGCACCTGCCTGAAAATTTATAGAACCATTGGAAACACCAGTTCCCTTACCTGCAATATCAGCGGCAAATGATTCCGTAATATTATTATTTACAACTTCATTAATATCAAGACTGGAAGCAATACCACCAAGATAAGTGGACAACTCAGAAAAGCCGTCAGCGGCAGAAACACCCCAGTGTTTCTGTATCTGGTCTTTATAATCTTTATTAGCTGACTGCGTAATTTCTTTCCATTTCTGCAAAAATTCAGCTTGACGAAGTGCAAGAATAGAAAATGAAGATAAAGAGGAACCCTGCGAAACATCAAACTGCAAAGAACCATCAGTAACAGATACTTCACCGCTTTCTATAGAACCACGTCCACTAAGAGAAGAAACAGGAAGAGATTCAGAAGGTAAGCCTAAAGAAACTACAGAAGTTTCACCATATTGTTGACGAGGTACAACACCGTGAAATAAATCCTTTTGCCAATTACAATAGCGCAAATCAAAGAAATTATAATTCTCTTTGAAAGAAGATAAAGTAACGTCCGAATAATCTACTCTCATATTATCACCAGAAAGATAATCTACATTAAATGTAGAGGGAGCAATCTTTTCCCATTGACTATCACGATAATAATCGGCATAAATCTTTTGATAACCAAGCAGACCGAATAAATTTAACTGCAAATTAGTCATCAAATACTGATCGCCCCAAGGGGCTTTCTTAAAATCAGAAAAATTACCATAACCAAGATACTCAAGTAACTTCAACGTACCATCAACACGAGGATAATTAAAATAATTCTTACCGTAAGACTGTTCAACGTTAGCAGCCATACGATTAACATAGTTTGCAATAGACTGACAATCCGTATAAGGCATATCACCATTAAGCGCAAACGGTTTAGTAGAATCCAAAGATACAGCATGTTGCGGGTTATCATACATTTGGGTAAGGGCAGTATTTGCCTTATTCCACAACAAATCATACGGAACAAAGAAAAAATCATAGTATTCTCTCATACGGGCAAAAGCAGCCGTATTAATAGGCTGAGTACGGGTAAAAGACTTAAGGTTAATCTTAAAGTTATCACCCGGAAGTACTTCTTTACACCAAATAGGAAGAAGCTCACCAGCTTTAGCGGTAAAGTTTCGCTTGGTAGACAAATCGAAACCATTACGGGAAGTCTTATTTCTAAGACTTTTCAAAGACATAATGTTTGCCATAACAACACAATTTAAATTAATTAATCAAAGAATATTTTATTAGCATCATTCAACTTTTTGTGCTTAATGCGATCATCAAAGAGTTTTTTAACATCAGATGAATACAAACGATAACAAGGGCTTTTTTTAAATACCTCTAAATCACAATCCGAGCGAATGTTATCATAGAAGTAAGGATAATAGCTATTTTCCCAATTATCAGACATCAAATCATCATCACCATACAAGTCACTCTCATAGAATAACTGCTGATTCTCGAAGAATTTTGTAAGATTGGAGTAATCCAAATAGGAGTAAAACTCCTCAATAAGCTTCAACTTACGTTTCTGCTCCGACAAGGTAGGCCTGTCACAAACAAAATAAAGGAAATGTTTAGATACAAGAAGCTCCGTATAGATACGCTGTACATAACGAGAAAAATCCAAGCTATCAAGAGAATAATATTCTGAATCAAATTCATAAAAATAATTGGATAACTCATAAAGTTTAGACATATCCGAACAAGAACCGCCAAAAATATTAAGCATATAAGTTTCTTCACTACCATGAAAATAATAAATATAAGTAGCTATCTCTTTCGCAAGCGAGAGCGTTGTTTCTGCGGACGGGAATAAATGCCGAGCTGTATCATATATTCCATAACTGTAAGAACGTTCACGTGAAGATTTACTAATAAATCCCTTACATTTGGGGAAGAAGTAAGAGTAAGCCGACCGCCAAACGTCAAATTCTTTATACTTTCCATTGAGGACGATGCTTCGCTTAACAAACTCGCGAGGGGTAAGTGAGTATACTTTCGAGCGTTCACTTTGTAAAAAGCCTTGACCCAATTTTTGAGAATGTACGTTGAACGGACAGACGGAAGGCATTTTAAGAACTTCGGGTACAGTGCAACTGCTATTAACATAGCCCGCAACGTATGATGAACACTTTCCTTTGGATATTTGACAGTCGATACGACCAAACGTCCATGCTTCAGATACAGCCTTTGAACATATCTGTAACGCTTCGTCCGAGGAGAGGAATAATAAGAGATGATAATGCGGGCGGAAGTGTACGGGTCCATATTCGCCAACGGCAAAGTAACGCACTTTTTCCTGGGGGAATCTTTTAGTAACATAGTAACGAAATCTTTTTAAAAATAATTGTAAGTCATATTTTCTAAGATAAGGAATAGCACCACAGAGATTAAATTTCCGTTGGAGAAGTTCCAGTTTATCAATCTGATATTCAAAATCGAATAAATTTTCACCTGTCTCAAAATCAATCAAAGAATACTTCTTAAAAACACCTGCATAATCATCAGCAGGGTCAACAGGATAGGGGACAGGAGTAGCAATAGGCAAATAGTTATTCGCGTAAGTAAGTGTAACAAAAACAGTATGTTTACAAGCGTAACTCTCTAAATCACACTGAAAAGCGTAACGGGAATTTTTAGCAAGAACACACGCTTCACAATGTCCACAGGGGACAGTCATACATTCATGCGTATAAGGGTTTAATATACGCTGGGGGTATAGACACTTACAGAAAGGGTTAAATAAAGCCATCAGTCAACAGATAATTGAATTAATAATAAAACTAAATTAACCAACTGAAGAGCAATAATAACAATATCAAGAAAGATAGATAGTTCCATATTACTTATAATTTAAATCAACAGTAGTAGAATCAACGGAAGTAGCTTGCGACTGCTCCGTAGACTGGCTACTATTAGTATTGTTTTTACTAATACTCATAGACATTGTGCAAGACACACAAAGCCAAACAGCTGCAATAGCTACAACCGCTTTGACAATAATCTCAATAGTCTTGTAAATCTTTTCTTTATCCATAATCGTAATATTAAGGGTTAATAATCAACTGTATCATAACTTAAAAAAGTCCAACCATAAGCACGGGCATAAGCCTTGAAAACATCAGAAGCTTCTATAAGAGTACAATCCTTAAAAGTTTTGACGTGAAAATCATAGTTATAGTCCATATAACGAACGATTACTCTACAATACCGTTTTGAATAGTTCTTATAAAATAAATGCGCCATAACCGTTTATTTTAGGTATGGCGCAAAGCTAAATATTACTTTTGTGATTTTATTTATAATCACGATTATGTTTAATACATCAAGGAAGTTACTAAAAAGAATAACTACTCCTCTCATAGAATATCACTATAAATAAAATATGTAAAAGAGAGATAGCGCAAAATGTGAGCTATCTCTCTTTTTATTATTATTGCATCATCTTATCAATTTCATCGAATTCCGGACCCATTTGCAAGTTATAGTATACTCGGTACAGTCCATTCAACCATAAATCTTTCTGATCAGGTTTCAGTTCTCTTGCTTTTTCATAATTAGGTCTAGCCTTTTCATAGAAAACTTTCAGTGTAGCTTGATCTTCTTTGTATTTCGGATCATTGACATCAGTAGTAGCCTTCTCTGAGAAATCCTGTGCTTGCAAGCAATAGATTAAACCTAAATTAGAATATGCTTCTGCGTAGTTAGGATCTACTTCAATAGTCTTTTTGTAGAACTCAATAGCTTTATCATAATCTTTCATGTTATGATAAAGATATCCTTTTACATACAAATAAAATGTATTATTAGGATCCTTAGCCAGCATATCATCTGCAAACTGCATTGCTTCGTCAAACTTATTGTTATTGCTATAATAATCAATCAGATGGCCGAAGAAGAATGAATGTTCAGGATACTTTTGAATACCATCTTTCAAGGAAGCAATCCATTTGATAGTATCGCCTTGAGCTTTCAATGCTGTAGAAATAAATTCCATGGCATATTTACCCACTTCTTTATCTTCTTTTGCATAAGGAGCATATTTCAGCACACTTGGGTAATCTTCCATTTTGGCTGCAGCTAAGCTTGCATAATAAGCAATTTGAGGCAATACGGTATCTGTTTGAAGCAGATTTTCTTTTTCAAACATCGGATTAATGGCAACATCTACATAAGTTGCAAAGAAATCGAGTGCTTCTTTGTTCTTATCCAGATTAAAGAATTGGATACCGCCGTTAATCAAATTAGGACGTGCGGCTAATATAGCAGCACTATTAGATTTTCTGTATTTGTTTTTGATTTTACCTTTTTCATTAGGAATTTGTGCAAGCTCATCACATTTAAAGTAGTATTTGCACATGTTCAATGCGCTGTTGTACACTTTAAGAGTATCATAAGGTTTTCTCAAATATGCATTCTCCATTTCCTTCTCATTGATTCTCTTTTGGATAAATCCTGCTACATCCCATGTCTCAGCGTTGTCCTTAGTCTCGGCATTCGTCAAGGCTCCATTGATAAGTTTCTCTGCTTGGGCAAAGTTTGGTTTTACTTCGTTGGCAATGCTTTTAGCTTCTTTTACGTTCTTCTCCTGAGCAAAAGTGAAGCCGGCAGCAAGCAGTAAAACCATTGAAAATAGTACTCTTTTCAT